ATATCTTGAACATTGAAATAATCCTGTTCAGATTCATTCCTTTCTTGCAGTAAATCCTTAGATGAGATTGCATCCATTGCTATGTCTTGGTCAACATCAGCCTCTGCTTGTTCCATCATCTGTTTCTTCATATCTTTTGCATCAGAGTCACCTCTACCCCAACCCCAGTTGAGTGCATCTTCACCGAACTCTGCTTTTAATTTTGCATCAATTTCAGCTTCTTTAGCCTGCATGGCAATTTCTTTTTGTTCTTCTTGAAGTCTTTCCTTTTCCTTTTCCTTTTCTTTGATTACTTCTTTCTTAGCATGTTCTGCCTCTTCTTCTTCAGAGGTTAGACCTAAGAAACTTTTGATACCGAACACCTTATCAGAGAACCAGTCCTTTACTTTCTGCCAGACTTCTAGGAAACCATCTACAATGTTGGTAACTACTTCTGTTACCTTAGTCTTCATCATTTCAAATTTTTCTAGGATTTGGTCTTTGAACTTCATGAATATAAGAACTAATCCAACTGCAAGAAGTAAAACACCAGCTCCGATTAGTACAAACGGTGATGCAAGTATTGCTGGGATTGCAGCTAACATTGCTGGGATTCGTGCAAGTAGAGATACAAACCTTGTTGCACCTTTCATTAACATCTTAGGTGCCATCTTAATTGCTTTGAGTCCTTTACCGCCCATAGTCTTTGCACCGTTCTTCATAGTGTTACCTAAGTCAGACATCTTACCTTGGAAAAGTTTTGCTTTCTCAGAGAACATATCTTTAACAGGTTGAAACTTCTCTCCGACTTTATTTTTTACATTAGAAACTTTACTAGTAACACTATCCTTTGCAGCTGTGAATTTTTCACCCATAGCACTCATCTTTTCACTTGCTGAAGTTTTCATTGTGGTAAAGAATGCACCTGCTGATGCGACTAGGGCCCAAAAGAGGTCTTTTAATTTATCTACTGGATTACCAAGTTTATCACCTAAGAATTTACCGAAATTCTTAAACTCAGTCCCAACAGTTTTTAAGTTGTTACCAAACTTAGTGACATCATCAAGCATACCACCGATATCCAATAGTCCACCAGTAAGGTCTTTTATTGCACCCGAGAAGTTATCAAACCTTTCACTAGAAGATGCCTTTTTCATATCTTCCGTAAATTTTTCTTCTAACTTGATTCTCTCTTCTTCGGCTTCTTCAAGCTCTTTGTTTGCTTTTTCTATTTTGGCTGCACGGAACTTTTTGATTTCAGTTTCCTTTTTATCAATCTCTTGTTGAATCTCATCAATCTCTTTTTGTTTCTGAAGACGGTCTTCAATTCCATGAGTGATATCATTATCAATATCAAACTGCTTTCCTGCAGCTTTACGTTTCATCTCATTGAGTGTCTTGTTACGATTGATTTCAGCTTGTTCTTCTTTGAGAAGTTTATCTCTTGCATCGGTGGAGGCAGTAGACTTGGCCTTATTCTTTTCGAACTCGGTCTTGTCAAAATCTTCCATTGCTTTGGCAAGTTTCTTTTTAGATAGAAAGCCAGAGAACGTGTCCCTAGTATCCTTACGAATATCTGCAGCGGAGATTGCAATCTCCTTGTTTACTTCTGCAAGATTATCCACTAGACCTTTGAAAGGTCTGTTCAACCCCTCAGAAGCTTTACCTAGTTTATCTGCAAGTTCCTGTGCTTTCTTATCTATTTCGTCTGCCATTGGTTATGTCCTAGTTAGGGTTATCGTCGCCGTGTTCTTTCGCTGCACTTGAAGTGTATAGTCCAAACCAAGCTGCTCCAGCACCGACTAGTACGGAAATTAATCCCGACTGTTCTAGTGTTGGGTCTGCCAAGTCCATAAACCAAAATGTTGCATAATAAAGTAGGTACATGTAAATACCTAGGAATGCACGAGGTATAATTCTCCATGCATCAATTGTCTTGGCTGCAAATATCCATTTTTGCCAAGGGTTCTTTCTGTCTTCTTGAGTTAGTTCAAAGATTTCCTGTTTCAGTTCTCCGATTTCAGAAACCATGCTCATAAACTTTTTCAAGTCAATCTCGACTTCATTACGACTCATGTCGCCTTGAAATTTATCCATATCGCTCATTAGTGTGTCCTCTAATTATTATCTGTTTTGTTTATTCCTTTCGGCCTCCTCTTCGAGGTGGTTCAAAAGGAGCTTAATGTAAATCTCTCTTTCCCATGGCATCATGTCTTCCAACTCATTCAATGAATATTTGTGGTGTTGCATCATTTGGAAATTAGTATTGTAATAGTTTACTAATCCCTCATGAGAAAGAGCCATTAAAAAAAAGAGTTTATACCTTCTAATACTCTTTTGTTTTCTCTTTCACAAACATTACATTTCCATTCTGCAGTATGAGAAAGTTTAGGTAGGTCGTCAAACCAGTCACCTAACAATTCTAACTGCTTATAAGTTAGAGAATCAATGAATTCATCTAAATCAGATTTACTCATGTCACTCTTATCATAAACTTGTTCATCATCAAAGATAGATGTAATAGAATTCTTAACTACATCTAGTCCAACGTCTGCATCAGCTTGATTCAAACTAGTAGACTTGATGTCTTTAACCAAGGGTGTTCTAACTTCGATACCAACAGTGTCACTTATCATGACCGTATTGGATGTAGGTTGTTCACCATTAGCTTCAATTTCATCTAAGTTGATACCGATTTTCTCAGTACCAGTACAGTCTTCAGTTCTGCATTGTAACGTTAGTTCTATCGTTTCACCTACAGATACAGCACGAACCTTTAAAAATAGATATTCTAAATCTATCATTGCAAGTTCATCTGCATTTACTTTATCAAAAGTAACTGCATTGATTAACTCCTTTACTGCATTCAATGACTGTACAGCATCTTCACTTTCTCTCGCAAGTATCAATACCTTTTGTTCTTTTACAAGAAACGGTCTAAACTTTACCTCAGTACCGTCACTTGGTAGCACACACGTATAGGTGGGTGCTGATTGGATTGGTAATCCCATAATTTACTCCATATTGTAATTAACCGCCACCAAATATATTTCTAAATCTGTTTGCAGCTGAATCGACTTGACTTAACTTCTTAAAGTATCCGTCAGCCTCTTTATTGAAACGTCCCCCAACTTTTAATGCTGTGAGCGCTCCATCTAAAACTTGTCCACCTCTATTTATAGTTTTCAACGGAGTCAATTCTTTCCTTTTAGTTTGTAACTTCTCATACTCTTCTTGATAGCTTCTGTTTGGTTTTCTCTCTTCTACTAGGTATTCGGTTGTCCAGTTTCTATACTGGAATGTTGCACTAATTTCTAAGATTCCTTCTTCGTCTGCACCAAAATTCATTGCATCAAATGATGAAGGGTACACATCATAATACGTATATTTCATTGACTTTGTCTCATCCTTTCTCAATGCATACACTTCCATTGTACCGATATAAGTATCTAAGTATTTCATTACTGGTATCTGTGCTGAACCAACTCTGCTTGTATCATCCGTTCCTTGGTAAATCCAATTATGCCATGCTTCTATTAATGCACGGTCATGGAATGATTGGTCACAGAGAAATGATATATCAACAAACCCACCTTGGTCTACAGTTCCATCGGGGATTTCATATCCCGAATTGTATTGGTCTCTTGTATTAGTTCCTAAAGATGAACCTTCCATATCTACACTTCTACATCTAAGCATATCACCTTCTGTAAATTGCCACCCTAGGGTTGATGGTGATAAAAGAGAAACATCGAATAGGTTTGCTCTTGCACCTGTATCAAAGTTTGCTTTAAATGTGTCTATTGTTATACTCATTAAATTTTCCTTCTACTGTCTGCATATACAGTGTTTGCGTTTACATTAAATTGTGCTGTTGGCATCATCATTAATGTTTCCCATTGTTCTCTTGGTACTTTAACAATTCTTGCACCGATATGAGATGTTAAATATCTTTTGATACACGGCCCGGCATTTCTTAGACCACTTTCTATTTGGGTCAAGTCATAGTCTACAAGCATTCTATCATCATCCTCACCTTCCATAGTAAATTCAAATAACTTACTTAACAAAGGTACTCTCATTGTAGGTGAGATGTAATGGATATTGATTCCTAAAAATCCATTGTTATATAATTCTAATGGTACGACAATTGGATACTTATCCCAATACGGCAATGTGTCTTTCCACTTTGCATCATAATGGAACATGTATACTCCACCTTGTCTCAGTCCAGTATTAGTGACCGTGTCTAATCCTTTCATAATCTTTATTGGTTTGATTTTTAAATCACGGACGTTTTGTCTAAACCATTGCAGACTATCTTCGGTTCCCGATTCTATTTCTTCGGGTAACATTTTTGCTACAGTTGATAATACTTTAGATACCATAGAACTATTTATGCATTTTAGCCTACAATAGTAAAATTAGTTTCAGTAACTTTTCTGTTATTTGGATTTAGTTCTAGGAAGGAACCTAACTCATCTTCAGTGATGTGACCACGAACGGTCACTGGGCCACTTCCGAATAAATCTTTGATACTATCATCACAGGTTCCTATCAGTTTAGGACGTTTGCCGTCATATAATTTTCTAAGGTCTAGATAGTATTCATACATTGTAGGACGGTCTTCAGATATGTGGAATTCAATCATACCCTCAACATCAAAAAACCTTGCATGTCTACCTTCGGGTATGGGGAACTGGTCTATCCATTCTTGATATGTAACTTGTTTATTGTCGGGAAGATAATTTGAGTCATCCCAAATTACGAATTTTGATTCATAAGCTTTACATTGTATCATAGCATTTACACGAACGGAGCCTGGATGTACTCTCCACCTACCATTAGGTTTAATCCAAGCTTGGGGTGTAGAGTAAAACCCCACTGATTTGTATTGGTCGATTAACCACACTAATTTCTGTGATTCGTTTCTTCTACTATCTTCATCTGTTCTATTGATTGCAACATCTTTATGATGTATAGTTTCCAGCAAATTCTTTGCAAACATCTTAGGATGATATGGGTGCCATTGCTTACATTCACCTAGGGTTGCAAACTTAGGGATAGATGTTTTAGACTTCTCTTCAAAAGCACTTTGTAATTTATCTTCAGTTATATGCATTAATCCTCTCTTCTACTAGTTTAATATCTTTGGGTGTGTCTACTGATAGACCAACATCATCTACATGAACCATTAGAACCTTATACCCATGTTCTAGGAACCTTAACATCTCAACACTTTCAGCTTTCTCTAAAGTCTGCATAGGTAATGTTGAGAATTCTTGTAGACGTTCTTTACTGAATGCATACAAACCAAGTTGTTGATTTACCTTTGCATCCTCACCTCGTGGGAAAGGTATACCAAGACGTGAGTAATACATTGCACAATGATGTGAATCAAACACAACCTTTACTACATCGTTGTCCATTACCTTATACGGCTCTTTGATTAACACATATGCATTTGCAACACCAAGTGTGGGGTTAAAGTAATCACATAGTCTATCAATTGCTTCGGGGTCAATCAAGGGTTCATCACCTTGTATGTTGACATAGATATCTGCATCTATTTGTTCAGATGCAATTGCACATCTATCTGTACCAGTTGCACAATCATCATCAACTCTTATACAAGGGATGTTAAATATCTCACAATGATATTCGATTCTGTTATCATCCGTAACCACGTAGACCTTGTCTAGTTTCTTCGACATCGATGCACGGTCATAGGTTCTCTTAATCATAGATTCACCACAGATTAATGCAAGGGGTTTACCCTCAAATCTAGATGAACCCCAACGGGCAGGTATTAAACCGACTCGATTGAACTTGCTCTGTTCCAACAACATTCTATATCTCCATATCCATATTCTGCGTAAATAAAATCAACACCAGCTCTGTCTGCACAATCCATATCGACTTGCATGTCACCCACATAGACTGCGTCTTTTGGGTCTACATTACAATGTGCAAGTGCAATCAATAATTGGTCGGGTGCTGGTTTACCTCTCCAATCATTATCGGGACAAACGACTGCATCAAACTCAACATCTAACTCATCCAAAATAGCATGAGCTCTGCCTGAATGCTTTGAAGTTACAACCGCTAACTTTTTACCTTCAGCCTTTAAACTTTGTAGGTGTGATTCAACACCATCATAAAACTTTATCATATCGGAGTTCGCTGAAGATGCTTTATTATACTCTGCCATCAATTCATCTTGGTCAGTGAGTATACCTATCTCAGTTAAGATGTCTTTAAAGGGTTTCCCGATATGCTTGAAGTAGTCTTCAAATGGTTTTCCAGTTTGTAAGGAGATAAATGACTTCTCCATGTTACTTTTTGAGTCAATCAAGACCCCATCCAAATCAAATACATATAATTTTTTCATTTTTTCTCTTTCCTCGGTAGTAGGTGGTCTTCTGTTAGTATGCGAAAACCTAGTTTCCTATCTTTGCAGAAACTTTCTGCAGCTTTGAACTTTGCTTCGTTGACAACATAGGTTGCAACCTCTTTATAGTAACGTTGTGTCTTACGTTTTGGTTGTTTTGGGGGTTTAGTTTGTTTCTTTTGTTTAACCTCAATGATTTCACGTAGTATTTTGCCTGATGCATTCTTATACTTTATATAGAAGTCGGGAAAGTACCTATGTGGTCTCTTATCTAGTGGTGAAATGTACGGAATTATGATTTCTTCACTACCCCATTCCAAGATATTACTGTTCTCATCACAGTAAACCATGAATCTTCTTTCCCATAAAGACCTATAGTAGATTTTTGTGGGGTCTCCTTTGTATTTTTTGTAGTTCTTTGGTTTGAACTTACCCGAATATGCCATAAATAACAGTAACCATAATTAACAAGAACTATTTATAGGGATTCTGAATGCCGAATATCAACAAAATACTAGATAAAGTATCACAAGCAAAGAGTGCAGTAAAATCTCTTAAAGGAACAGCTGCAAAACTGAGTGGAAAGGGTTATGACCTAAAAAATATCAACGCAGGTAGTCTAGGTGCAGTTGCAGACCAACTTGCACAACAAGCAGAGGCTGCACAAGCAACACTCGACAAAAGACGGTCTTCTCTAGAGAAGAATAAAGCATCGAAACAAGCAAAACAACAAGCTAAGAAGTCGCCCGAGACAACAGTTAGAGAACTACAGTACCCTATCGGAGAAGAGTTGCAGAACTTTCTTATATTCACAACTCTACCTAGAACTGCTAGGAACGCAGATGGTGCTAATAACAAAAATTTGTTACATACAGAAAAGCTTGAGATTGCATTATACGTTCCCGATGAAATAAGTGAAGGGGATGTGAAAGCAAACTACTCAGCACAGTCAGTTGGTGCTGGTCTTAGACGAGGACTTGCAATAAAAGATTCATTCAATGGTAAAATGGATGGTTCAACATTACAGGCAACTGGAACTGCATTAGAGGGAGCAGTCCAAGATGGTATGAACAAACTAGGTTCTATGCTCACTGGTGGTGCAAACAACTTCCTTGCTGGAAGAGCAGCCAACCCTATGGAAGAACAGATGTTCGAAGGAGTGGGTTTCAGAGATTTTTCTTTTGATTATGAGTTCTTTCCTAGAAATGGTGACGAAGCAACTGCAGTAAAAGATATCGTATGGGGGTTCAAGACTGCAATGTTACCCGACACATATGGAGAAGCAGAGGGTGATACTGCAATTGAAAATTATTTCAACTATCCCAACATGTTTAAATTACATTGGGAAGGGCCGATTGCAGCTAAATTTGATGACTTCTTACCCATGGTATGTACATCATGTAATGTCTCACATTCAAACAAACTATTTGAAGATGGGTATCCAGTGTCAACAAAAATGTCACTAAGTTTCACAGAAATCAAAATACTCACACAGGAAAACTATCAGACAATATCCAAGTCAGCAAAGAAACAAGACTTAGGTGGTGGGATGACCTCATTGGCTGAAAGAAGACAAGAAACCGTTGCAGCGTCAAATAAAGATAAAACAGCTCAAGGTGGTGGGGGTTAAACTATGGCAAACGAATATTTCAACAATTTTCCAACAACACAATATAAACTAAGTGACGGACGATGGATTACTATCAAGGACTTTTTCAGAAAGTCAAAGATAGACCAAAGTGCTTTACACAAAGTTATTGATTACGAATACTATGAACTGCAAGATGGTGAAAGACCCGATGTAGTTGCAACCAAAATATATGGTAACGGTGATTTACATTGGACTCTATTACTAGTTAATGAAATGGAATCATACTATGACTGGCATAAAGACACTCCAACCTTTGAAGCATTTCTAACTGAAAAATATCCAGGCCAATATCTAACCTTCGCAAATACATCTGATATAATCGATGGGAATGGTAAATTCTTACTGGGTGAAAAGATTACTTCTAACGATGGTAACACTGCACACGTTCTTAAAGTGGAACCTACATATAATAGAATTGGTGTACAGGGTAATAGAGAGTTTACTGGTGGAGATACAATAACAGGTTCAGAAAAAACTGCAACCATTTTAAGTGCAATCAATCAAATTGATGGTATAGCATATTACAAAAATGATGAAGGTTTAAAGTCAAACAGCTTCGTCAATGGTTATACTTCAGTAACACTCTGGCAAGACGAGTTCGATAAAAACGATTCAAAAAGATTAATAAAAATTATCAGACCACAATACATTCGAAGGGTTGTGCAAGAGTTTGATAAAATAATGAGTTCATAATGGCCCAAGGAAATTTTGTTGAAGGTGGATTTTCCATCGAAGCATTCACAATAATAAACCAGCATGGAGAGACAGTTGTCATCGATGCTTTGACTGTGGGTGTAACATTATATGAATCAATCTTCTCAAAGTTTTGTTCGGGGCAAGCATCGGTTATCGATGGTCTAGATATTCTGAAAAACTACAGATTTACAGGACAGGAATTCTTGCGTTTATCCATTAAACAAAAGGAAGGATTTGACGAAGAGGCTCCAAAAGAATTTACTATCGATAAGACATTTAGAATCTATAAAGTATCAAACGTTCAGAGACCTAAAGAAAGTACACAATCATATGTTTTATTCTTCTGTGACCCTAGACAATTCTATGTAAACAAAAAACGATTGAGTAAAACCTTTAGGGGTACAAAGGGTCAAATGTTACAAGATGCATTGTTAGATGAAACACATTTCTATCCCGAAGAGTTTGACTTGTACGAAGAGACAACTCCAGCAAACCATCAATTCATTTGTCCTAACTGGACGGTCAATAGATTTATCGATTGGTGTGTTACCACCTCTCATTCTGAAAAGAGTGATGGATGGAGAAACTCTATGTTCTTCTATCAGACACTTAACGGCGGGTTTAGATTTGGGTCGATTGATGGAATGTTCCAAAGGGAGTTTCCAGTTGAGTTTACAATGAAACCAACATCAGCTGATGTAGAGTCTTCAGAAAAAGATTTGAATGCTCCAGGCGGTCTTAACAGTAGAATCCTAAGTTATTATAAACCACAACAATTTGATACTCTTTCAGCTATGATTGGTGGGGCATATGGTGCTTCAATGAAAGTCTATGACCCAGTTAGAAAATTAGAAGAAGATGTGATTTACGATTACAAGGAAACCATGGACAGAGGTACACACCTTTCTGGCTTCCCACTTATTATAACAGATGAAGATGAAGTCAGTCTATCTGCTCATAACCAAACAGATGATAGAACATCACCCGATGCAATTGAAGTTGATGTAGACCTTGCAATGAATAGAGAATTTAAAACCATAGTAGATTATACTTACACATCAAATCACACCTTTGATAATGCAGACTCTATTGCATCAGACGAAGTTTTCCAAGGAATTAAAAATAAAGACAATGCAAAATTAGAGAGAAGAGCTCTCTTAGAAATACTAGAACAACACAAGATGATAGTTACTATACCATTGAGAACCGACCTCTCTTGTGGAACTGTTATCAAACTAAAAATCCCAGGCGCAGAAACATTGGATGGTAATGTAAGTGAAAACCTAAATGATGATAGATATCTGATTACAGATTTAAGTTTAAATTTTGAACCAGCAAATGCTTCGGGAATAATGCATTTAGAGTGCGTTAAAGAAAGTTATACAATGGATATTGCAGATGCACCAGGCTTAGCAGAATCCGATAAAGCAGTGAAGGGGACAGATTAATGGAACATTATTTTTATGGTATAGTCGAAGACAGACAAGACCCTCTTATGATAGGTAGGGTTCGTGTACGTATACACGGAATACATACCGACAATAAACAACTAATTGCAACACCCGATTTACCATGGTGTCAAGTAATTCTTCCAACCACTGCAGCTGGACTTTCGGGTATAGGAACTCAACATGGACTTGTAGAAGGTTCTACAGTATTTGGATATTTCAGAGATGGGGATTTAAAGCAAGACCCTATCATACTAGGAACAACAGCAGGTATCCCTCAAGTAGGGTACAAAGAATCTGTTACAGATGAACTTATTACTAGGGCAACCGATAGAGGGTTCAATGACCCTAGAAAGTTAACCGTAGAAGATTACAATGATACATCCGATGGGCCCAATCCAAAACAGGATGTTAGAAGAGGGTTTGGTTTAACGAGTGCATTAGATACTGCACCCAAAGAACCTAAAACAATTGACATCAAGTATGATGCAACAGGTTCAACCATTGAAGAGACAGAACTAACAGAAGATGATTTGCCTTTCTATCCATTATACACCGACCAGTCTGATTTGTCAAGTTTTGCAAGAGGCGTATCTAAAGAGGGTACTCTTTATGAGCATAAACTATCAGATAACTTAGAAGGATTCTTAGATAGTGCAGAAGCACCAGTCTACCCATACAACAAAGTTACAGCAACAGAGTCGGGTCATCTAATTGAAGTTGATGATACTCCAACTGCAGAAAGACTAAACATACATCACAGGTCGGGAACATTCCATGAGATACATCCCGATGGGTCAGAAGTTTCTAGAATAGTAAATGACCACTATCAAGTAGTGTGTAAAAACGATAGTATTTTCATAGCAGGTAATGCTGATATAACTGTAGAAAAGGGTAATGTAACTATCAATGTGAATACTGGTAACGTAACAACAAACGTATTGAAGGGTGATATGACCACAACAGTATCAGAAGGAAATGTTCTTACAACCGTATCAAAAGGTAATGTCAATCTAGATGTGACCGAAGGTAACGTAGATGCACAGATAGGTGGAACATTAAATGCAGATGTAGTGGGTAACACAACATTCACTTCACCAACTACAAAAATGACTACAAATTTAACAGTTGACGGTACGGTTCATATCACTGGTAAACAAACTAACGATAAAACAATACATGCAACTGGGGATATATCAACCTCTGCTGGTAACGGCCCAACACTTGCAACTCATTACCATAAGACTAAATCAATGGATACTGGTAGTGGTGCAAATGCTGGTAAGACTAATAAGTCCGAGAGACCAGGCCCAGGCTCTGCCCCAACAGATTTTCCTGTAGTTCCTGCTGAAGAATAGAATGATGCGAGTATAAATAGATATATGTCAGACCAACTAGTAAATAACGGAAAGACCGTTGCAAACAAAAACATATATTCTGATATGGATATAACCATGAGAGCTCATCCAGTAACAGGTGATGTCACTCTTAAAACGGATACGGATGCAATACGTAGAGCAGTAAGAAACATTGTTCTAACCAACAAATATGAAAGACCATTTAAACCAAACTTTGGTGGGTCTATCAGAAACATGTTATTTGAATTAGACACGGATAGAAAGGTACGTAGAATGCAAAGAACTTTAGTAGAGACCATAGAAAAGTTTGAACCAAGAGTTTCAAATGTGTCTGTAAGATTTGATGATGTTGACAACAACAATATGGATGTAACCGTATTTTATAACATTAACGAGGGTGTTCCAAATAACGATTTGACATTCACAGTAACAAGGGCACGATAAGATGGCAACAAATAGTTCACAAATAAATGTAACAGATTTAGACTTTGATTCAATTTCAGATAACCTTAAGTCGTATCTAAAAGGACAACAACAATTTAAAGATTACGATTTCGAAGGGTCAAACATGTCAGTCTTGATTGACCTTCTTGCATATGCATCTCATATTGGTGCAATCAATACTAACATTGCAGCTTCGGAATTATTCCTAGACTCTGCACAAATGAGAAAGAATGTAGTATCACGTGCAAAGGATTTAGGATTTATTCCAGCGTCTGAAGCAGCGTCCGAAGCAACAGTAGATGTTGCATGTAGTGGTGTAAGAAATGCAGACGGTACATTGCCAACCACTTCAGAAATGCAACTTTTAAGAGGAACAGTTTTTCAGACAGTATACGATGGAACCAACTACGATTTTGTAGTGTCATCAACAGTAAGACCAAGTCAGAATGGAACTACTTATAATTACACGGATGTAAACCTTGTACAGGGAACTTATGCAACAGACATCTATGTGTTTGATAATCAAATTGCAAATCCAAAGTTTGTGCTTAGTAATCAAAGGGTAGATAAATCTAAATTAAGTGTTGTGGTCACAAGTAGCGGTGTATCATCTAACTATGCATTGTCAACAGATATCTCAGCAATTACTACAACCTCTAAAGTATATTACACTCAAGAAAACGAAGAAGGATACATTGAACTTTATTTTGGTGATGGTGTTCTTGGTGCTAGTCTTAAAGATGGTGATTCAATTGCAGTGACTTATATTGTAGTGGATGATGCTCATGCAGATGGTGCTAACTTATTTACAATGGTGGGTGGTATCAATGGATTTTCAGATGTAAGGACAACTAGAGTCATTCCAGCTACAGGTGGTGCAGAGAAAGAATCTATCGACTCAATCAAATTTAAAGCAACAAAGTTTTACACATCTCAAAATAGATTGGTAACACTGAATGACTACAAAGCAAAGGTCAGTGAGTATTACCCAAACGCAGATGCAGTTGCAGTATGGGGTGGTGAAGACAATGACCCACCCGAATATGGTAAAGTGTTCATTGCACTTAAACCCAAAAACTCAGACTACTTATCTGATACAGAGAAGAAGTTAGTTCAAAGCAAACTCAACAAACTAAATATGTTGACTGTTAGACCTACTATCATCGATGCAGACATAGTCAAAATTTTAATTACATGTGTATTCAAATATAACGAGAATGCAACACAATACTCTAACGGAGAATTGGTGACACTAGTAACAAGTGCAATCAATACGTTCGACAATACTAACCTTTCAAACTTTGATTCTGTATTCAGACATTCGAATCTTGTTAAAGCTATTGACGAAACGGATGGTTCAATTCTTTCTAACACATGTAATATCAGATTACGAAAAGCAACTACTATAAAGACTGGTCAAGAGACAGGATATACAAGTGTTTTTGGTAATGCATTATACAATCCAAACGATGGATATAATGCAGCGGGTGGTGGTATCACCCAAACAACAGGTTTCTATACTCAAGGGGATGCAGTTAACATTCATTATTTCGATGATGATGGTAAAGGTAACCTAAGACGGTTCTACTTATCAAGTG